CTAATTGCTTGTGCTTTTTTGAGCAATTAGTCTTTTATATTTGTCGAGTAACTGTTCTTCCGTTTCCTCATGCTGCGGATCTTTTGGAATACAGTCTACTGGACAAAATAATTGGCACTGTGGCTGGTCATGGTGACCAACGCACTCTGTACATAAATCCGGATTGATTTCATAAATCACTTCGCCCATAAAGATCGCTTCATTAGGGCAAACTGGTTCACAAACATCGCAGTTTATGCATTCATCAGTGATATATAACGACACGTTACCAACCTTGTTGATGTTTACGTTCAAAAGCTTCAACCACAGCTTGCGGAACAAACTTGGTTACATCTCCTTTTAAACGAGCAATTTCTCGAATTAATGTCGAAGAAATAAAAGAATACTGTTCAGAAGGTGTTAAAAACACCGCCTCAAAATGTGGATCAAGCTGGCGGTTCATATTGGCCAGTTGAAATTCATATTCAAAGTCAGAAACTGCTCTTAAACCACGAAGTACTGCTGTGGCCTTTTGTTCTTTAAAAAAGTTAACCAACAGACCATCAAAACCTACAAACTCAACATTTGTTAGATGGCCTAATGATGATTGCGCCAGTGCAACTCTTTCTTCTAAGCTGAACAAAGGGTTTTTATGATGTCCAATTGCAATCGCTACTACAACTTCATCAAACATTCTTGATGCTCTAGTAACTAAATCAACGTGCCCATTCGTGATAGGGTCAAATGTTCCAGGATAAATTACACGCGTTTTAGACATCCGCTAGTACTCTAATTGTATTGTGCGCCTATTTTAGCAAAAGTTATACATGAGACGAAATATTGATATGTGGGAAAAAACTTCACCTTGGCATCAGTTTACGGCACAATAGGGACAATTGTGGAAGTTTGAATTATGGCGAAAGCAACAGTAGTAAAGAATAATAAGTGTCGATGTTTATTTTAATTCTCTATAGTTCCTTTTTTAAAGCTAAGTTATTGAATTATAAAAGTTGCTGTTCTTATTAGTTCCTTTTAGTTTGTTTACATCCTCGAAAAAAACGGGTAATAATGCGGGTAACAAACTACTTACCCTTACCTCATGGCCTCTGCAAAACTTTCCGACCTAAAGATTAAAGCACTAAAACCTAAAGAAAAAGTCTACAGAATATTGGATGCAGATAGACTTTACATAGAAGTTCGTCCTTCAGGAGCTAAAGTTTGGCGGTTTAAGTTTGTTTTTAATGGTAAAGAATCTTCTATGAGTCTTGGCGAATACCCGGCTATTACTTTGGCAGACGCTAGAATCTTAAAGGATGAAATGCGAGCAAAATTAGCCAAAGGCATACACCCAGTAGAAGATAGACAAAATAATAAGGCCAAGGCATTAGAAGAAGGAAAAAATACATTCAACGCTATTGCAGCCGAATTTAAAGAAAAACGTATGACGTTGAAGTCTGAAATTTATCAAGAGAAGTTCGATACTGCTTTAGAAAAAGATATATGCCCAGTTATTGGCAAAAAAAATATTAAAGATGTGACTGCGGCTGACGTATTGAAGATTTTAAATAATACGATTAATCGTGTTACTAAAGAAACCAATGGAAAAATGACAGGTGAATCTGCCGCTTTACAAAATCGAAGATTCATTGGTGCTGTAACTCGTTATGCAATTGCTACTTTAAGGCTTGAGAACGACCCTACTTATGCTGTACGTGATGTGATCAAGCGCCCTCGTGTAAAACATGCAAGAGCCTTAACTAAAGAAGAAAGAAAAAAGGCAAGAACTCAATTGCCTAAATACAATGGAACAGAGACTGTTAAGAATGCTGGCTTCATTCTCTTATATACAATGCTTCGGGCAATTGAAATTAGAAAGATGCAATGGAAATGGGTCGAGTTTGATACACGACTTATTAGATTTCCAGAAGAGGCAATGAAAAAATCCAGAATCCATATTCTCCCTATATCTGACCAAGTATATGAAGTACTTAAGCGTCAATATACAATCTCTGGTGATAGCGAATTAGTTTTCCCTGCTATTTTCAGTAAGAAAAATGATGGCATGTTAGCTAAAGAAACGCTTAACAGTATGCTTGAATATATTGGCTTAAAAGGCGTTACCACTCATGATTTTAGAGCTACAGCTTCTACCCTACTATATGAAAAGGGCTATGAGGAAGCTTGGGTAGAAAAACAGCTTGCTCATGCTGAATCTAACAAGACAAAAGCATCGTACGACCATTCGCAGCACTTAGAGGCTAGACGAAAAATGATGCAAGACTGGGCTGATATTGTGGATAGCTGGAAAGACTAAAAACTTTGCTTCTTATCAAAGGTCCATCTTTTGCCATTGTAAGTCACAGTGCCATCTAAATTAATGGTCAACTCTTTTAATGAGTAGTCATAGATTTTAAGAACATTCCCGTTCTTATCTAAATCAGCGGGTAGATTGCAAGTATTTTCCATTCTGCCCGCTTCCGAAACCATGATCATGACTTGCGACATCACAAAGCCCTTACACAAATTGAGACATTAACGTTACTATTAATTGTGTGAGCTGTGCAACCTGAGAAGAGGAGGCACAGCAATGTGATGATCGATGCAACTTTGGTACGTTTGCACATATAAGTTACTTCTTTAAAAAGAGTGCTCGTTCTGCTTCTCGTCGACGAACTAGACCTTTCATAACTTTACCGCCTGCCTTATTCCAGACAAGGAATTGGTCAGCAGCGCCTTGATAATCACCTTTGTTGAGTTTCTTTAACAAAGTCGAATTCTTAAATGCACCTGAACCAATGTTGTATGTCAGCGACACCAACGCATCAAACTGATTTTGATTTAGGGGCACTGTCACAGATTCATTTACTGTTTTTTCAAATTTGGCTAAGTCATGCTTAAAGTAAGTCTTAGCTTGCTCAGGTGTGCAAGTATCCCCTTTTTTTACCTTCACGCCATTAGGATAAACTGTCGTGCCAGTACCAATGGTCCAAACCCCTACACCATCATCGTAAGCATTGAATCGCGTGCCTTCAAAACTAGTTATTAAATCTATACCATCATCACTTGTAGTTTTTCCACCTGGTGCAAGTTTTTCGACCACTTTATTTAGATCGTCTACTTGCGCCTGTGTAAGCTTGCCGCCTGCAATTACTCGGGCAGCATCGAAGAATGGTTTAGTTGTCATTGGATTCACCTTTCTTTTTCTCTAACTCAGAGCTACCAAAATAAAACCCACATGCTGTTGTCATAGCCCCAGCAATAAAACCCAATGCCGTATTAATCAGATTGCTATTTTCACGTGGCATATCCACAAAAAATAAAGCAATCACTAAAACAAACATCAGTCCCACTAATGCGAAAGCTAGATAAGCTCTTGTGTTTTCACTATTCATCGTCCTGCTTCCTCTAACCGTGAAACCTTCTCTTTAATTAAAGATTGATCTTGGCTTAATTGAATAATTGAAGATCCAACCCAAGCGCACAGCGAAAATACGATTCCTGCAAAGATGCCAAGCAGTACACGCAATACAGAAAGACCGCCATCTTGCGAAGCTGTACGATTTTCTAAATTGGCGACTTTGATATCTAATGTATCGATGTCCTTTTTGTTCTGTTCGCTAGTCTCTTTGTGCGCTTCATTAATGAAAGTCAGTCGAGTAACATGATCTGACAACATGCGAATATCACTCTGAATGGAGTCGATTTTCTTTTCAAATCTCAACCCGTATGATTCATTTTCAGTCATGCCTTCCCCCTAATTTAGGCAGTAAAAAGCCCTAACTTATTAAAAGCTAGGGCTTGTGGTGGTTTGGTGTGTGTTTATCTCATGTACTGAATATCAGATATGATCCAAGTGTTGCCACTGGCAAATCTGGCATCAGTACGACGTTCAAAAATAAAGTACTTATCTAATGCAAAAGCAAAAGAGTTCACTTTTCCTGATGGCATGTTACTTGTTTCAGGCTCGGTGTAGATTTCAACAATATTCACTCCGTCATAAGTTAAAAAGACTTTGTCGTTCAAACTTACTGTAGACTCGCCAGCTTTACCGAAGTAGATAGCGGCAGGCAAATAGTGCTGATGTTGATATCCACCACAACCATAGTGACTAAGCGCAGTTGAGATCGGCACAGCAACATCACGGAGTGCTTTAACATCCTTTGTGCGCGCCATTCTGTACAACCCAGTAGGGGCCGCATCCGAGCCGAACAAGATGCAATCTTGCATTGGGAATACTGAAACGTGCTGCTCGTTTGTCCAATCTTGGCCGCGACAATCATAACTGATCATATTTTGTTGAGCAGTGCCAGGGTTTTCGATAAACCAAACGTTTGATGTAACTGAAGTATTCGGGTTATTAAAGGCGCCATCACCCATCACAACCCACACACCGTCCCAATATGGATCATATTTAACCGAGTGGATATGCATTGAACCGCGGCGTGCATTATCAATAAAAGATGATGTCTCAATATCTAGGATGACTTGATATGTTTTCCCATTATCTTTAGAGAAATTAATTCGCCCTGTTCCTCGCCCCTCTGCTGCAAGTTTGTAACCCGAAGTAATGACGATATCATCAGAACAATCAACGCCCCATGCGTTATAGTTGTCGCCATTTGTATTTTGATAACCTGTAGCCTCAATCCAGTTTTGCCCTCCATCTATAGAATAATGAGCAGTCGATCTACTCACAGACACTAAAGTTCCATTCCCTGTAACCCTTAGCCATTGTCCGGGAATATTAGGATTGATTAAAGGAAGGTTCGTACTATTAAATACACCTCGATTTTCATCACCAACGATTGATGTAGAAACACATCGAGAGCTCAGATCATCTATAGTAGTTTTATATAATGCCGTACCCTTTTTTAAATAGACGTTGTCATCACGATCAATGAATGCAATTAAATAGCCGTCTGTATCAATATGTCTAAGGTTGTATAAACGCTTAGGTAATAATGATTGACCATTTATAAGCTCATAATCACTAACGGTTTGCTGAAGGGTTTTCAGCGGTCTAAACATCTGACGCCCTACACTAAAAACTGTCTGTGGTTGCTCACCGAGGGCATCTTTAAGCCGCAAAAAATCAGATAAACCTGTAGCAGGCTTTTCATTTGCATATTTAATAAATTTAACAAATGGATTATGACTTCCGACTGTTTGAATGAAACGCTTTAACTGCAATGGCACAACGCTTGTGTTATCAGTTAACAAGAATACTTCTGCATATTTCACAACATAAGCGCCGACATTACGTGGAATATTAATCTGATTCAAAGTCCAAGAACCATCGCGATTAATAACCATATTTCGGACAGAAGCTGTCATTTCTGCGGTACTACCTTCCCTGAATAATCGCAACCAAATTCTTGTCGGGTTTGTTGTATCGTACTGACTCTTGGCTAAGAAAGACAAAACGACTTGTTTTGACTGATCAGCTGGCATATTGACAATAAATTTTGCACCTTGACCATACTGAATTGTCGAAGATGTAACAGGAATTGAAAGAACTTTCTCACCATCGGCATCTTCAGTGATCGGATATTCGGCCGTTTGATCACCATACTTTGTGAACCCTGACAAATTAGGATATTCCCAATCTGAAAGCATCGTACCAGTAATGTCTTCTTTAAAAAGATCATCAAAGACTGTTTCGGATGAATAAGGTACTTCGGAAATAATAAGCCGCCCAAGCTCAACTTTTGCATCACCAGTCAAATCAATTCTAAGTAAAATTGCTGTGGTTTCTGCTGTTGTTGTAATTGAAGCATTTATCATCCCTGTCGCTGTAATACTTGATGACACACCGCCCAAGCTGTTTCCGTCTGCTTTAACATGATAAAGCGTTAATTTTGCAGTACCCGTTCCAAGTGTGGCAACAGAATCCGGCATACTTACATAGTAACGTTTCTCAGTTTGAATATTACCTAAAGCGACTGGTTCAGAATAAGCAATACCGTTTAATGCATAACGCTTTCCATCAGATGACTTGGCAACAACAGACCAATCGGGAAATGAAGAAAAGTTTTTCTGTGGTTTATTTGCAACAACTGCTTGAATCACTTCTGACTTCACTTTCGTTAGATCAAGACGGTCTCCAATTTTAAGCTTTCCATTTGTAGCAACCGGGTCATAACAGATATCAAAAGACCGTAATGTGATTGAGTCTGTAGTGCTATAGTTGTTAATTGTCAATTGAACACTTGATACTAAAGCATCAAACTGAACTGCTCCTAGAAACTCTATTCCACCGATAGATGTAGGGAAGTACGGAACATCATGGAATGTTGTTGGCGTTGCAGCTCGATAGCCTCGGAAGAACAAGCGACAATCACCAGTTGCCACTTGGTCAATATAGCCACAGTAATTAATGCGACTTGCATTTTCTACTGTAAAGGTAATTGGGTATGAAATACCAGGCGCAATAGTGATGTCCCCATTTTCATTAATGGTAACACCAGTTGCAGCTGGATAAGACTTCCATGTTGGCAATAAGCTCTTACGAGTTGCAGTGCGCGCAATGATTCGATCTAAGGGTTCACGAACACGCACAAATGGAATTGTTGGAACGGATTCACCAATGTAGAAATCTTCAACTGTTATATCTGAACCACTAACAACATGTGGTGTAACGGTTACACGGTTAAATACTGCACGGTTTGCTTCAGATAATGCTACTTCTGTTAACTTAAACCAGCCTGTAGTTCCATCAGGAATATTGGTGTAAACACTTAGGAAGTTTGAGCCATCGTTCTTAATTGCCTGCGTTAAAAACCGCATTGTTCCAGCATTTAAGGCTGCACTTTTGACTTTAACCCAAACCTGAACTTTAGTACGCAACTCTCCATTATAAGGGACAGAAATTCCACCTGTGACATTCAGGTTTTTATAACGGATTTCTGCTGCATTGTAATCAAGTTTGGTTGTGCTTTTATCGAAGGTTGAGGAGTTAAACGGTCTGTTGTGTGCACTGTTGCCACGATAAAGGTTGATGCTTGTGATGTTTTCAGCATAAGCCTTAGAGTCATTTAAGAAGTTTCTACCAGTCGGCTCCCAAAGTGGTGTTGGCGTGGCTGCTGGATTCCATCTGTATTCGTCGCCAGTTGCATCAACCCGAGCAAGTTGATAATTATATGAAGGCATAATGGCGTTTAGAACAGCAAGTGTTGGTGCTGAAATATACCCACCGGTATTTTCTATTTTTTCTATTGCCTTTGGTAAGGTTGGGTAAGCTTCACCATAGCGAGGAGTAACTATTCCTGTTTCATTACCATTGACACACTCACCCAAGTCTTTTGCATCAACTTTGGCGTCTACAAGTTCTTCCCGAGTAATGATTTCTTCAGCCATTACTTTTCTCCAAGCATAAAAAAAGCCCCGTTAAAGGGGCTTGGATTTCTGTTAATTAATTAAATAAAGTCATGGTCACGCTCATAGAAACGTGCATCGTAATTAGATGCTTTTAGCGTGTTGGTCATTTGAGTTTGAGGGGTAAGTTCTTCAAGCATGAATGCCTGTGCTTCTGATTGGTCAGCGCGAACCAAGGTGTAGAGGGTTTTCACATATCGATCGTCACTAACAACGAGTGGCTGTACTGGTGGACGGCTAAGCACTACATGGTATTTATCAACACCTACCGTACATGGGACCATATCTACCGTTGCATCAGACATTTGAAGATAAATGTAGTAATCATGGCCTGCTTCGAAAGTGCATGGCTGAGAGGTTTGGATAATCAATCCGTCTACCGCTTCAACCTCACCGTCTTGCGTATCAACAATTGTGTTATCAGCAACCAAAATACGGTCATTACGAATCAGCAATTCAGACTCATCGAGCACCTCTACCTCACAAGACATGTACTTGTAGCGAAGCTTATTCCATTCACGCCACGCTCTAACCTTCGCTTGAGCTTCATTACGAATACCTGTAGTGGTGATCTTCAAGGGATTCTTAGGCGTAATGTCTTCCGGAATGATGTACTTAACCCGCGCATCATCGACATCAGAAGTATATTCAAGCTCAACCCCGTCATAGTCTTTCTGCACACCAAATGTATAAGAGCGCTTTTCAGTTAAAGGCACTTTGTTTCGGTGATTGAAGAGTAAGACGGCATTTTCTTGAGGTTGCTCAAACTTGAGACGGGTTAGACTTCCGAACCGGTACGGCTCGCAGAATGCTGAACTCGCCACCATCCCCGCAATTTCTTCAAAGCTTAGATTGTCGTCGTCAATGGTGTAATTGAACTCAGACATGAGGTCTGAACCGAAATAAGCATTAACTTTGGCAATCTCTGCATTGATTTGTGCAATGTCTACTTCTTCACTTGTTCGACGACCAATGTGCTCATCTAAAGCCAAATTAATGAGTGCCTGACCTGCTGAACGTGTGACCTGTAAAGGTCCTGTGCCATTAAGCGGTAGCTTGCGATTCACCAAACAGTTCAGCTTGCGTTCTTTGATGCTTAGGGCGCCATCGGTAGCAACTGTTCGAGAACGCAATACAGTCACATTGTTGTAAATGTCTTTATCCGAGATAGAAAACCCAAACACATCTTTAATTTTGACATCTGCACGTGCATTTGAATCATCATTTGTCAAACGTGCAACACGGAATCGGAATGAGCCAGTAAACGGAAAATCAACGGTGACCGACTTACCAAACTGCGTGAGCTTCCTATCAAAAATATAGAACTCATTTGAATAAATCGCTCCGAACGGTACGTTATTATTGTCGATCTGCTGATATTCAATTTTGATGCGGCTTGGGTGAGCATCTTGCCGACCAGAACGTGACTGCCAATACAAACCTTGCGGATACACAAGATTGTAAAACAGGCCAGTGGCATCATTTTTGGCAATATTAAACCACCCCACCCACTTGTCAGTTGAACCATCTAAACGCACTAAAACGTCTTGGCCAGTGGTGTTTTGGTTTGGCAGCGTTGATAGCTTGTCCCATTCATTATTTACAGATGATGGTGGTGCAAGCGTGATCGTATCTGCTGTAATTGTCGCAATCGTATAAGAACCATCAAGATTAATACCTTGAGTGTTTTTATTTAAAAGTGCTCCAGATGTAAGCGTATAGTCATCATTCACATACTGCCAATTTGAGTTCACTGTGTTTGGGTTTGACAAAACAATCTCATAATGAAAACCACCTGAAATGGCAGTTTTAGTAATGCCTGAAATGACATACTGACCAGACAAGTCTCGCTTGGTCACAGTTGTTTCTGGCGGATCACCCGAAGTTGTAGAGATATCAACAAGCGCCCCTGTTAGTAACAAACCTTTGAATGTGTTCTCATTGGCAATATTGGTTGTAGATTCAATGATGACTGAACCCGAACTTGTCACCATGATTTCGCCTGATAGCATCACATCAAGCACACCATATCTAGCATTATAAATGGCAACAATATCGTTAGCAGTAAACAATGTAGTGAAATTAATTGTTGAACCAGATGTCTTAATTAGATTTGGGTATTGAAAGTAAATCAGGCTTGACTCAATTTTTTGATCATTTGGGTGTTGCAGAGTTTGGCCATTGATTGCGCTTGATTTGATTACAGATAATGGTGGCTCGGTGAAAGCCTTTCCAACTTGATATGTTGGAATTCCATTCACAATGGATACACCTGGATCATAAATTGAGACGCTGACCCCATCAATTCCTGAAACTTCAGTAGTGCCGTCACGACAGTCTTTAATTTGATAGTAACCTCGACCAATCACCATCAAGCAATATTCAATCTCTTTGCCTGTTGCACCGTCAAAATAAGTGTATGGTTGCGCAATGAGATCAGGATAAGAACGAACGCGACCAAAAATATCAGGAATACGTCCATTTAATCTAGCTTGGTTAGAGCGTTGTGCTAGTTCATTATTTGAAGAACCTACAGTTGGCGCCTGTGGCTTCGGCATAGTTAAAACAGTGTAAATACTGTATGCCGCCATAATGGCTACGATTGCATAATAGACGAACTGCAACCATGCTGGCGAGCCTGTAAATTATTTTGTGTAAGTTCCATTTTTTATAAATGATCTTTTAATCGATCATCGAACTGAATCGTAAACCAATTCATTGCTAAACGCCAATTTTGAATTGGCATCGTCCATTTCTTCGCAGCATTTGATGTTGCTAAGTAAATGACCTTCTTTACTGAGTCATCAGATGAAAAGATTTTCCTTTTCTTCGTTGAATGGCGTATTACGCTATTCAACGACTCAATCGCATTTGTTGTATAAATCGCATGACGTATTTCGGCTGGATAGCTAAAGATCGTTCGGATATTTTCCCAATTGGCCCGCCAGGATTCTCCAATTTTGGGATACTGGTGATTCCATTGATCACAGAAGATGTCTAGGGACTTTAAAGCATTTTCCTCTGTACTTGCCTGATAAATCGCTTTCAGACCCGACGTAACAGCCTTGTAGTCTTTCCAGCTTACAAATCTCAGGCTATTGCGTACAACATGCACAATACACAGTTGAATATCAGTATGAGGGTAAACAGAGGCTATCGCGTCAGGAAAGCCTTTTAATCCATCTACACAGGCAACAAGAATGTCCTGTACTCCTCGATTTTTTAGCTCTGTCATGACTGACAGCCAGAATTTGGCACCTTCTGTCTGAGCAATCCACATACCCAGTAATTCTTTTTGCCCATCCATATTGATGCCTAAAGCAAGGTATACGGACTTGTTAATCACATTGGAGTGCTGACGGACTTTGACAACAATACAGTCAAGATAGACAACAGGATAAAGGCTATCTAAGGCTCTATTTTGCCACTCAGTCACTTGCTCAATCACAGCATCGGTAACTTTGCTGATGAGAGATGCTGACACATCGGCATCGTACATTTCTTTGAAGAAGGCTACAATTTCCCTATTAGTCATTCCTTTTGCATACAGTGAGAGGATTTGGTCATCCATACTGGTGATGCGTGTTTGGTGCTTTTTGATAATTTGTGGCTCAAATGAACCTTCTCGATCACGGGGAATATCTAAAGCCAGTTGTCCATCTTGAGTTGTAATGGTTTTAGAACTAAACCCATTACGGCTATTTGAGCCTTTCTTGGGCTGATGCTTTTCATAACCGAGATGGTCTGAAAGTTCAGTATTGAGTGCAGTTTCAATCATGAATTTTTTAAAGACTGCTGTCATTTGGTTTAAGTCTTCTGGTGTTTTTAGACCTTTAGCCAATTCGGCAGCCATACTTTTGATTGTTGCTTCATCCATGTGAAGTACCTTTTGTAATTATCCTCTGAAGGATAAATGAAAATTAAGTACTTACACAAAATTTAGAACAGTCCCATGCTGGCTCAATCACCACATAGAAAGTACCTTCCAATGTTTGTATATGCTCAATCTGCGCATTAATTCTTTTTGGATGGTTAGGAGTTACATCACAACTTTCTGCAATCTGGTTGTGATAAATCTTTGCATTCTCAGGCCATACATCAAACTGCTGATAGATATAGGCTAGAACATCTTCAACTTCTGCTTCTGACCATGTAGACCGATCATAAACATCAGGAACGATGATGACTTTTTTCAAACTCATTTATAAAACCTCGTTTCCCGAAAGTTCATGGAAATAATTTCAAGTGGTATGAACTGGACACCACGGCCTGTTAAATGCAAAACCTTGTCGCCATAAAAAAGCCCGACATGTGTCGAGCTTCTTTTGCCATTTGTGAAGAAAACAATGCAGGGGGAAATGGGTTCCTTAAGCTTCTTAAAACTTCCCTTTCCATTTAAAAATCTGTCTAGGCGCTTCTTAAGATCACGACCAGTAACATCTTTCCATGCTTCACATAAGAACTCATTGCAGGTGTAATCTTTGGTCCAGACTCGATTATGGAGATGGTCTAGGTTCATATCATGCCCCGCAACAGTGGGAAGCGCTCAAGAGAGTAAATCTCACCAGTCTTTACACTATTAAGCTCAGGTGCTTGTGCATCAAAAGTACAGTTGCCAGAGCCATCTTTAGATAAAGTCGCTACCTCTAAGGTCTGTAAAGACACCATTGGGGCTGTTAGATCATCATCTCGGTATAGCCGCCATTTAACTGATGGTCTAACTTTCCAGTTGGTGCCTAACCGAGCAGATACGACCGATTTAATTAGTTCATCGTCTACATCAGCAATGGTTAGGCTAAGCTTTTGATCAAGGTCGTTTGTGACTGTAGAGCGTTGAATGGACATAGGTTGATATTCATATGGAACATCCGGCCCCGTGGCCTCATGTTTTACTGTCACACCTTTTGTATCGTTTTTGACAAACCGGAAAGGCTCAGTAAAGTCTGGATGCGAAATCTCAACACATTCCAACGGAACCACACCGCTGCTTGAGTTTAAAAAGAAGGATGTATAGTCAGGCATCTAAATACCCTCCATCGCTCTTGGCAGATCGTCATTCACCAGTTCTTCGAGTGGATTTACCCAATCCCAAATACCGTCGTTACCAATCTCAACAATTAAGTCGTCCATAGCTTCATCTTCTGGCTGCGGCTTAACTTCAAATTGAGCAGTTACAGTAAAGATCTTTCCTTCTTTTGCAGACAATGTCGGACTTTCAACGAAATAACATTGGTAGTCCTGTGGTACACCATCATCAATGATCAGGCGAGCTATGAATGGCTGGCTTGGTGTACGTCGCCATACCCGATAAAAGGCCATCAAATACTGATAGCCTCCTTCGCCCACAACCCACTGAACGTTAGCAGTATGAGATACGTTCTTTAGAGATCGACGGTAGCGACTAGCACCACCATCTAACTTTTGAGAAATAACCCCATCACCAACCTTTGCCGTGTAACCACTTTGCGTTACGCAGTATTTCAGCCTGTTCATGCTCATCTTCTCCGTTGCGCATTGTAGTTTTGCTGCATAGTTTTAGAGATGCGACTATTAGGATTAGCCAATTGAGTAGCCACAGTTTGCTCAGCGACCTGCTGAATACGAATATCCAATGAACCATCATCATTTTGAGTTGCTGTTGCTGTTTGCCCCGGCAATGTGTAGACGTTGACAGTTGGGTTTCTTGAACCGCCCTCATTAATGAAATTAGTGAAAGCTTGGTTATCTTGAGGGTTAAGTACACGTTCTCCTTTATTTAGAAGCCATGTGCCTTCCTCTGGAACACTTGCAATACCATCATGCGCCATGCCGGTTAAACCAATTGCTTTAATATTGCCAATAATGCTTGCCGTTTCTGCGGCAACAGTTGCAGCAGCAGCCAAATTGGCAGGGAAAGGCAAACTCATTGCATTTGCAATGCCCTGCTGGATTGCGATCATTGACTGAGCGATAGCAAAACCCTTTTGGATAGCAAACATTGCTTTATATGCAGCTGACTGCTCCCCAAATACAGTTTTCATCGTATCTGCGGTTGATTCTGCTATTGATTCACCATACATAAAATGTAGACTTAATCTATCTTGAAGATATTTTTTTTCAGCAGCTAAGTTAGCTGCTCTAGCCTCATCTTCTGTAATGTTGTTCCACTTCAATGCATCCGCAATTACTTTCCTTCTATCCTCTAACTCTTTATCTAGATTAAAGTACTCCTCAGAACCATTAAGTGAAGATGACATAGATTGGAAATTCACATATGCATTTCTTCTACGGTCTTCATACTCATTATCTTCCGCTCTTGCTGATGCATTAAGTAGGCCAGCGCGTATTTTTGCATCACGAACTTTTTCAATCTCTTGCCGTTCAAGTTCATACCGTCGTGTGAGTGCTTTTGCTTCATCCATATAGCTTTCTTCAATCTGGAACAATTGTTGTTCCTGACTAAGCCTCAAAGATTTAAGCTCATCATCACGCTGCTCATCTAAGGACTTTTTGCGTAAAGCTCGCTCCTCCTTAGACATCCCAACTTTCGCATCGACACGGGCTTTTTCAATTTCAAAAGTCTTTGCTAACTTTTGCTCTTCTGACCAATTCCAAGCATCTAAGTCTTGTTGATATTCAAGCAAATATACTTGTTTGCGTGCAGCACTAATTTGCCTAGCTTCTTCAATTAAGCGTGATCTATCAGCTGATGGTAGTGATGCTTCGTTAAATCGTGCTAACTCTTTAGTTAGATCAGCTTCAATTCTTGTAAATTCAGTTCCATAGTCATATAGAACTTCTTTAGCTAATTTTGCCTGTTCTGCAATTTTACGATTTAACTCTTCTTGTGCTTTCGCTGCAGCCTTAGCTGCTTCAGCAACCTTGTTTTGCTTATCTAGCCAATCTTGTGCACCCTTTGTGGCAACAGTATTTGTCGTGTTGGCTTGATTTTGAAGCTCAGCTAATTTCGCAGTTGACTGTGATACCGTATCATCAAAAAGCTTACCCACTTTCGTTGAAAACTCTTCCATTACAGCTTCGTTGTCGCGATAAGCCATCTTGATATAACTATTCTCTGCGCCTGAAGTTGCTCCAGCAGTTATCAGTGTTTTGGCGAACTTAATCCCTGGCAACTTGCCTAACCAGCCGCTTTCTTCCGCAGCCTTATTAGTTAAATTATATGAATCCAAAGCTTGATTGGTGACACCTGCAATTCCATTAGCAACCATGTTAAGTGCCGCCCATACACCAAGTGCAATTGCAGCTACACCACGTAATGAATCTGCTAGTACTTTACCTGCATCAGCCATTCCCCGTGCTTTTTCATCGCCATCTAACATTGCTTCTGAAATATCAACTAGAGCAGGAATAACTTGGCTTAGTACTCGTTTCTTTAATCCTTCATATTGCATATCTAACATTTTTGTTTGGACTTGCAACTCCCTAGATGCTTTTAGGGTTTTCTCATCCATGATAATGCCAGCACGTTCAGCCGCTTCACCCCACAAGCGCATACCTTCTGCATTATTTTTTAATAATGGTAGTAGCAATGTAGAATCAGATGCCATACTTTCCATTAAGAATGACATTTGGTCTTGTGAAAGGTTAGCCTCCTCCATTTTCTTAACAAACAAGCCCATTGACTCAGGGCCTGAAAGTTTAGAAAGCTCTTTAGCCAACTTCATAGCGCCATCTGCGCCTTTCTCAGTTTTAACTGCCACTTGTTCCATGAAATCAACTAATGGACCAGATCCAGCAGTTAGAAAGTCACCAAAACGCTCATTCCAGTCTTTCATGATGTCACTGAGCTTTTCAGCCTCAATACCCATCATTTGGGCACCTACAGCCATTTTCTGAAACTCGGCAACTGACGTTTGGCTCAAATAAGCAAAGCGCTCTAATTCCGCATTATGCTTTGCCATTGTGTCAGCCATTGCAATTATGGCAGTTGTAGCACCAGCAACAGCTGTAGCAGCAATTGCACCATATGAAGCAATAAAGCCCTTCATCTTAGTTAGGCTACCCTTAAGTTGCCCTTCCGCTTGCTTTAATGGCTCGGTGAATTTGCCAAGTCGGACAAGTAAATCAAGAGTTAATGTTCCCAGTTTAGTCGCCATTACTTTTCTCCGGCCAATAAAAAACCGCCCGAAGGCGGCATGGTTTTACATACATTTATTTGAGATTTTCTATGCAATAGCTGAACTTCTCATTCTTAAAGTCCTCTACTGCATTTTTCTTTGACTGTTGGCTATTAAATCTAGGGGTTTTATAAGCCTCTTTTACCAAAGATTTCATTACTTTGTTTCGATCTACTGACCCGTAGTCCTTCATATATATTTCTGACATTGGTGCGCCTTCTTGCCTAGCTGTCATGACTGCCTCAGCTAATTTTTCAAGAGTTTTGCACGTTTCTTCATTCTGGCTTTTCGCCATAACCGTTTGTGATACAAACATTGATATTAGAATTAAGGATGCTGCATATCTCATATTAATCACGCTCAAGGTCTGGATTGATTTTAATTAGTTCATCATATACTAGTTCTGGACTGTCATATAAATCTTCCCAACTATGCCCTTCATCACGCAAATTGTTTACTGCTTTTTTTAGCTCTGTCTTTTTTGGCTTTTTAATCCAAAATTCTTCTAGGTTGTCTTTATCCGTCCAGAATTCATAAACACCCTCTTCAGCATTTAGTTCTTCCATTTCCGTTAAATGATCTATCCATTTTGCGTGTGCTTCTGGATTATTTACCTCAATGTCTTTAAGTAATTTATTCTTTACTCTATTAAAGTTTTTATAGGTTATCTTTTCTGGAATATCTAATCCAGTAATCACAAAAAACTCTTTTTGCTCGGATGAGATTGTACAGGCATTTGCCAACTCTGCTGCTTTCTCCAGAGATTCTGTGGTAATAAGGTTTCGAATTAAATCTAAATCTTCAGGTAAATCCAATCGAACCCCATAACTACCTTCACTTGATTTATTTATCCATCCACCAATAACTATTGCATTTACTTGAAGTAGACATTCATTATTAAAGCCTAAATTTCCCAATATTTTAGATAATTCAGATGCAGTTTCCTTTGATAAATACCCAACTAATAATCCATTTATATAAACTTGGATTGCATTTTTATCGTATGGATTTGTAGGTTCTTGCTTAAGGATAGCTTGAACTACAGTTTGTTTTGATTTCTCGCTCTTCCCGCCTGCGATCTGCTTCAAATTATTTTGATAATTACTCTCTCCAACGACATCAAAATAATATTTCTTATGCCAAGCAAGATAATGGCTCGGTGGTAAGTTCAAACTAGTGTTTTGTCGAAATGGTTCAATTAGTTCTTTGGGATTCCCACTTGAAACCAATAAATTTTCCTGAGTTGAACCTTGCTTTTTGTTATTATTTACAAAATAAAAAACTATACCAATGATTGCTACAACTATTAATGCCGTCCACATAAACACCCCCTTATTTTTTAAGAGGATAGCACAGGGTGTAAAAAAACCGCTATCTCTAGCGGTTCTTGATCCTTAACTACGTTAAGCAACTTTACTTAAAGGCTTATCCAAGCGTTCTTTCATTTGAGACATTGGTGCAACTGTATAGTTCATTGATTGAAGTGCTTTTACAGCTACTGCCTCAATTAACTGTTCGCACTTAACTTTATCAAATTTGACTTGGGCTTGTTGCGTTAAATTAATTACATTACTCATAGCGGATCCTTTAACTTAATTCTAGTTCTTAAAACGGAAGGCCAACCACCGTGGCCCCTCGAATTGAACTGATAAATTAAGTTCATCTAAAGCCTGCGAAGCAGCGGTTAAGCCTACATGCAGTTGTGTTAAGTATTCTAATGTTGAATCATTACGCGCATAAACTTTAGTACAACCAGAGTTTGCGCTTTCTGCTAAGAAAGTAGCTACACATGAAGCCAATACTTTAGCATTGAAGACATCATAATCTTCTTTTGATAATTGCTCAATAGAAGGACAAAGATCAATTGACATTAGTTTTAATGTAATTTCGTTACCAACTTTAACCTTAATTACTTCAACTAAAGCAATAATTTTGCCCGCATCGTCTTGCATACCAAAGAATGTAGACTGATTAATGCGTTCAGAATAATTACCAAAAAGATTGCTAGAAATAATTTGTGCAAAATTACTTTTTAATAAAAATAATCGCTCAGAGTCGAAGCTAGAATCTTCAGCTTCTTTTAGCCACTGATCTTGCAGATGACAAAGTAATGGTTCAGTTAATGTAATTTTGTTCAATGAAGTGCACCCTTATTATTTCCCATAAAGTATTTAATGCCTTAAATTTATATTTCAAGGCATGCTAATAATATTAAAGGAATATGTTTATTTCACCACATTAGATTTTAAGAAGCTTTCCAAATCCTGTGGCTCAGGTTTGCTTTCATGAGGCATGTAATTTAGAGCATCAATCTTGGTGCCTTTTTTAACTTTAGAAGATATATAAAGTGCAAATAGGTTGCCAATTGCTTGCTCTATTCGTCGGCCAACAAATAAAGATCCACGTTTCTGGCGGTATGCCCACCAGATGTGGAATTCTTCGTTAGTTATTTTTTGCTTCGCTTCTGCGATGGTGCTTCCACCGATTCCGCAACTGACGAGTTCGCACCAGAATTCATTCCGCTTGAGCTCTTCTTCATCAACTTTCCCATGAAGTTGTTCACTTCATCTGAGACAGCATAAAAAGCATTGCAAACCGAAACATCGCAATCTAGCACTTCATCAATTGATTTGAAGAATGGTGAACCTTTTGCATCTTCGCAAATTGACCCAAGGATGCGCGCAGCTTGTAAACGGATACCATCAATGCTTTCAAGCTTAGAATTTTCCAAGTCTTTAGGATCGAACTTCCATTTATAAGCCTTTAAAATCTGCTCTTGGTCTTTGAATGAAAGCTTACGAACGAAAACTTGCGCTTCGTAGTCTTCCCCATTTAAAGAAAAATGCACCGTCTTTTCGACTGGTGCACCTTGAGAAAGACTAACTTTTTTCAGATTAGCTACTGATAACTTTTTCATCTTTCACCTTAAGCTTTAGGAATTAACTTAACGCCAGTTTTACGCTGCATTGTGATTTGATAGCTCACAAGGGAATCAGCTTCAAATGTTGGTGTTGAAGGCGCCAATGTTGCTTGGAAAGACCAAAATGTACGTGTCGTTGGCAATGTAACTGTTCCACTAGCTACTGTTGGCTCACCAGTGCCATCACTTCCACCTAAGTACATGGTTAGAACTGCACGATCTTCTGCCAATTCAATGATCTTCAAGTGAGTGTCATTTTCTGGATCAAGGTTAAAAGTAATCGAACCATCACCCGGATCATTCAAACCTGTTAAATAACCCTTTGAATCTGTTTCTTCTAAACATGTATTTTCAATCTTGCTGGTACTATCACTTCCAAGATCAATACCATTAATACAAACGGCTTTAGTAATGGCTGTGCCATCAAAAATAAATACGTTTGTGCCTTGTACGTGCATAACTGCCATGAGTAGCTACTCCTAAAATTTTAGGCATAAAAAACCGCCTTTCGGCGGCATTGGTTTGGAAATAATTAACCCCGCACTTGGCGGGGTTTAATGTTTGTTGGAATCTATGGTTTCACCCTGTATGCCTTTGCATAGTTTCAGGATGCTTTCGGCATGCAGTGTAATGTGTCGATGGTTTGGCTTGGTTCGCTCAATATCAATAGCTATTAGCATTGCTGCGCGCAGGTTTTCTGTCGGCTCTACACTTTCAAAAATGTAGGTGTCGTTATGAATAACAATATCGGCATAACCATCTTCTTCTGTGCTTGGTCTGCACTCCACCACAATGTAAGCAGGAACATTATTTGTCATTATCTTTATCCTCATCAAAATCTAAGGATGGTTGCGCTTCCTTAATCAGATCATCCAATTCTTTAAGCATAGCTGGCTTTGTTTGCTTACCATGGATTGATAGAAAGCTTGCTGCGCCTGACAGAGATTGGGTAATCAGCTCAAGTTGTGCTGAAAGCTTGCCAATGCGTACCTGTAGCCCATCTTTGAGTTGACGAGCCAATTCCTCTTGCTCGATGTAGTATTTGCGGATCTCATGACCTTTTTTATTGCGCTCCATCATCCCAAGGTGTTTGGTCATATCCACCGAGATGATGTACTCAATTAGGTTTTGTCCTGTTTTTGAAAGCTCCTCTTTTTTGAGGAGCTTAATAAAATCAAAATTCTCTTCAAAGCCACATTGTTTAATGCGTCGCTTAATCCAATCCGAAAAGTCCGTCTTAACCTCTAACATTTTATGTAGGTCACGCGCATTCACGCCGAGTTGGACTTTTCCATTTAATTCAACTTCGATAAATGGAGTTTGATTTTCAATTTTCACAATTGCATTCATTGTCATGCTCCGACCACTCATTGAATAAAAGAACACTGGCAGGAAGATGCAATGAGTAGTCGAAACGACCATCTTCTTTTCGGGGATCAGCCTAGCCAGTGGTTGCCTGAATTTCAGGCATAAAAAAACCTGCCACGAAGGACAGGTTTGATTTAGGTAAATTCTTTAACGGCTTAAAAACCAATTTGCGTCAAATCCACGAGCAAAAAGCTTTGTGTCTGTTTCGTAGTTGCTTATTCGCGGATTTAAGATATAGCTTTGTGTTTCCAAAGCCTTTCTAATTGCTTCACGCGCCTCATAGGCACGCTTTTGGTTAGTGTCGTACACAATCACCTGATACATGACATGATCAGTCTTAGCGGGGCAATCAAGGCTATTTTCAGCACTTCCACCTACCTCTTGCCAAACTGCATAAGGAGTAGGCGTATCTAAAGGCGCTAAATCCTCATAAACACGCAAATCAGTGCCCAAAATAGCCTTAACCGCAGCATCTGCATTGAGAGTTCGATAAATTGGAAGAAAGCTCATAGTTTTGCTATTTCCTTGTCTAGTTCAGCACTAAAAGACTGACTGAAAGTATCAGTGACCTTTTGAACATTGTTTGCCAATGCAGGGCGCATGAATGGAGTTGCAGGCATTTCTGATGTTCCGTATTCAAGAAAGCGCCAGTATCTGGTGTCGCCACCGCTTGTATTTGGTGGTGTTGGATTTGAGTAAGATGCCCCACCACGAACACCTACCCGCATTTGCACTAAATCAAGTGATTTAGTTTTACCTGCTGATACCGAAATGTTGCGCCAGATCTTTTCAGACGTTTCAGGGTCATCTATGGCCTTTGCATTTTGTCTTGCTGCATCACGGACAACGTTCATGCCTTTGCGGGCTGCTCTCATAGCTGCATTGCGAATTTTCCGTTTATCTTTTAAGACACCCATCTTACGCAAGACTTCATCTAGCCCTTCGATTTTTACGTCTACATCGGCCATGAGCACCTCTACTTAGGTTTTTCTAAACCCTGTCCAAGCAAGAAAGTACAATAAGTGTATGAGTCTTCACTGTCATCTAAAGCTTGACTTTTGATTGAGAATATTCGTCCTTTCCAAATGACTTGCATCTTGGTCGTAATATCTTCTCGATAACGGATTTTCATTCGTGCAACTACTTCAGATTGGTCTGCTTGTGCCGCAATTAAATCTTTAGCAGAAAGTGGCGTGACCTTAGCCCAAAGCTTTTTGTATTCTGACCAACCGCCTTCAATGGGGAAGCCGTCTTCATCACGGCCCGGCTCTGTGTATGCTTGAATAATTACTCTATTTCTAAGTTCGGGTGCTAAATCTGACATTTAAACCCCCATAATTCTGAATTTTTGTAATAAATCCCAGTAAGCTCTAGGCTTGCCTTCTGTGCTTCTGCTATATCGATATTGAACGTAAATTAATCTTGCTGAATCTAGCCAATCATTATCTAAAATATCGGTTTCATCTACTCGATCAGACTCACTCACAATCACTTTACGATCTAAATCGTTTTGAATTACCTCTTCAGCATCTGCAATCCATTTTAAAATCAACGAATCTTCTTCATCTTCGTCAATGCGACAGTGTAATTTTGCCTGATCTAAAGTAATCATTCTGATTTCACCTGTTTTGTGCTTTTAACTGGCTTCTTTTCTTCTTGTGGTTCTGCCAGAACGCCTTTGTCTACCAAATGTTTTACTGTTGCTGGATCAGCTTCCCGAGTGTCACCAGTTTTATAAAACTGATCGCCAAAATGTTCACGTTTAACTTCGTACTTCATTTCTATCTCCAAAAAGAAAGGGGCTTTCGCCCCTATTCAATTAAGGCGTTACAGCCGGTGCCAAATTACCGTAAACAAATGCTTCTGGACGATAAACCGCTAAAGCTAGACGTTCTTCAGCAAGAATTGTCACCAAGTTCTTAACGAAATCGTCTTCGTTCTCTGTTGCCACCTCAACACGAGATAACCAACGGTCAAAGATCTGAGCACCCATTGAGAAGGCACCAGTCAAGAACTTACCTGCTGTGATCGCTTGCGTTTCAACAACTGGAAGGCCCCATAAAGTCGGGTTTAAAGTGCCTTGTGGATTACCAATAATGTATTGGCCAGTTGTGTCTTTCAGCGTTTCAATGCTTGCCCAGTCAATCGGGTTAAGTACATGACCACTTGCAGGATATTCAGCAAGAATCGCTTGAAGCATTGCGTAGCGCAAAGTATCAATGATCGTTTCCTGTGAAGGTGTTACACCAGTTGGGCGAACATAGGCAGTCGCTTGAGGAATAATCCCCAAAAGGTTTTGACCTGTACCATCACCGTTAAGGATCTGCTGCTCTTCTTTGAAAGCCAAACCATAACGTAAACGGCCATCAATGTATGACTGCAATTGTGAAGCATCATCAAGGATATGTCGCGAAGCTTTCATGTAATGCGCGATAACTTTGGCAGTTGTACTTACAAGGTCAAACTTAAGGTCAGACTCAGGCTTTTTAGTTCCTTCAGCTACCATACCAGCGCCATTTGTGAAGCCAGTCTCACGCACGTATTCAAGTGCATTTCCATCCATACGGCCCTGCATTAGAAGGTCGCGAATTGTTAGCTTTCGGTCAGGTGGAGCAATAATACCCGGAATACGAGTAGTTTGGACCAAGTCGCCTGCTGCGCCTGCTGTATCAGTCGTTACTGAGGTAATTGTGGCTTTAATTTCTAAGTTCGCTTTACCACGTTGGCCAGCAGAACCAGTGAGAGATTTAAATTGCTCAGATTCAACAAATTGACGACCTAGTGACTTTTGCTCATTTGGTTGGTCGTTTGGACGTCGTGCAGCTTTTTGCTCTACTTCATCAATTCGAGCTTTAAGCTCATTTAACTTAACAATTGCTTCATCGGCAGCTTGTTTAGCACCTTCTGCAATTTTATCGCCATGTTCACGCTTGCCTTTGAAGTCTTCAGCAATGCCTTTTACTTCATCAACTTGTTTTTTAAACTCTTGAGCGAGTTGTTCTAGGTTTTGTTCAGACATTGCTGACTCCTTTTAAAATATTTAAAGCATTAGAAATTGATTTCGCTTCTTTGGTTTCTTCCTCTGACTCGCTCAGAAGAGAACGCAAGCCTTTGCTAGCGATTGCAGTAGCTTGGTTTTTTGAAAATCCTGACTCTCTCAAGAATTTTTCAAATTCTGGTAATGTTGGCAGTTCGCCATCATCTAATTTGGACTTAACGGAAGTGATGAGGCTGCGCTCATTTGCAGGCTGAGTGACAATCGAGATTTCGCTAAGGTCAACTTCAACCAATTCGCGAACGCCATTTGTCTGTTGATTAGCCTTTTTGGTTGAGTAGCCAATGCTTAGGCCGTCTATAGCGCCAGCCTTTAAAAGTGCATGAGTAGACTTGGCTCTTGGGACGTCATCTATAAGTAACTTGCCTTCAACATAAAGGCCTTTTTCGTCTTCATAGATGTTTGTGTAGACACCAATAGGTTCACTATCGTTATGGTTCCAAAGAACAGGCGGCATCTTATTTTTGGCGCGCCATTTGGCGATGGATGCTGTAAATGCACCCGGCAAAATTACGTCGTTATACCAATCAATATTTCCAAATACGGCACCATAGCCCGAAAAAAAACCGTCCTCTTGGACGGCTTTGATCTCTAAATTAAAACTTTTTCTAGTCATTGAGGATTCCCCTGATTTTCTCCAAGTGGCACCATCTGCATTTGTACCGTGAGTTTATCGGCCGCTGGATCTGTGGATGCTGGCAAATCCTCCAACTCTCGCGCTTCATTTCTCGTCATTAAACCGTTCTGCGTCATTTTTACGTAGAAATCACCACGCTTAGCTACATCAGAGCGCAGCAAGCCATCTACAGAGAATTTAGGACGGTATTTGTATTTGTCTTGAGGCAAAAGTAGCTTGCGAGCGATTGTTTGCTCATAGCGCACTAATTGAGGGTTAAGTGCATAAGTCAAAAAGCCCTGATTGGTTTGTTCTAGACTTGACGCCCATGAACTAGCCTTATTAGTGTGCCCAATTAATTGAGGTGGAACCCCAAAAGCACGGCAGATTTCTTCAATACCAAAGTATCGTGACTCCAATAACTGAGCATCAACAGGATTAATACGGATACTGCTTGCACCTGAAACCTTCATGCCAGCCTCGAGCAGAAACGCCGATCTGCAATGCTGACTCTACTTCAATGCAAAGAGTCAAATGAGTGGCAAGGCTACACAAAACAGATTCAACCAATTGATTTGCCTTTATGGGCTAAGAAAGAATTTCTAGGAGAATAACAATGAATATGCTTGCAACATTAAATCAAGGCATTGTTCCTCAAGCTGAAACAGCAGCAAATGTACTTGCAGCACAAGCAAAGGCTCAAGTTGAAGCACGTTATATGATGGCTATGCATCGTCCTAGAAATTGGGATGCTGTGCGTCAAGACCTTTTAAAGGAATGCCGTCGTCCATCATTTGCAGATAATACGTCCACCTATTACAAAAAACCTGTTGGTGGCGGTTCTTCCGTAACTGGCTTAGGTATCCGCTTTGTTGAAGTAGCAATTCGCTGCATGACAAACATCCTTACCGAAACAACCATGATCTTTGAAGATGATCACAAAGAGATCCATCGTGTTTCTGTGACTGATCTAGAGTCGAATACTACCTACCCTCAAGACATCAAGATTAACAAAACCGTTGAGCGTAAATCTAGCGCAGGTCGTGAAGTTGTTAGTGAACGTTTGAATAGCACTGGTCAAAAAGTATTTGTGGTAGTTGCTACAGAAGACGAAATGCTTAACAAGCGCAATGCTGCAATTTCTAAGGCAATTCGTAATGCTGGACTTCGCATCATTCCGGGTGATTTACAGGATGAAGCTGAGCATTTAATTCTACAAACCCGTCAAAGTGGCATCAAAGAAGATCCAGAGAAATACCGTAAACAGATTGTCGATTCATTTAACAACATTGGCGTTAAAGCTCAGAACCTTGTTGATTATATCGGCTGCCCTCTTGATCAATGCTCACCTGCTCAAATTGATGAATTGCGCGCTGTATTTGGAGCAATCAAAAACGGTGAAACCACATGGCAAACAGTTATTGCTGAGAAGAACGAGCAAGAGTTATCAGAAGGTAAAAAAGCTCCTTCAAATGACATCAATGCAGTAAATCAAGCAATTCAGCAACAAGGGTAAGGTGGCAGCATGACAGATCAAGAATACAGAGGGAATATGAACTACCCTTTTCAAGATCATATCGTTTTGAATGTCGAAGAAAATGTTGTTCCTTTTCCAAGAACAAATCTGCGTAAGTGTCAGCATGCACAAGTAGAGATTGACACTAAAGCTTTAGAACTTACATGCATGAAGTGCGGAGCAAAAGTAAATCCTGTGATGTGGATCAAAGACACTATGAAATATTGGTCCCAACAGCAAGCAAGGATTACAGAGCAGAAAAAGCAGATTAGTGAAGACCTTGAGGAGCTAAAGAAAAGAGCCCGAACCAAGTGTCAGCACTGCAACAAGATGACTGCTATTAACTTAAAGAATTTCAAATTTACAGTAATTGGGTGATGACATGACAGATTTGAAAAAGGAAAGAGAAGTTAATTTACGCTTTGAACAAGATGATGGTGTTGTTTGGGTGTTTGATGGTGATAGCCAATTTGGTACCGAAATCAGCCATTTAATGATGATGCATGCAGATGAATATAGCGAAGATGAATTACGTGTTATTTGTCACCATGCAGCATGTGAAATTGACAGGCTTAGAGCAGAGCTAGAAAAAGCCAAAGCTCAGACGGTGCCAGAAGGTTACGCCTTAGTTTCAAAAGATAAGTTGCATGAATGGTATTGCATGGCTAATCGTTCGGAGGAACTTGGATGTCCTGAATGTTACGAAGCTCGAGGTTATGCTCATAATCTTGCATGTGAGTTAAATGAAGCAAGCGAATCGGGAGCTGAACAATGAGCATAACTCTTAATGGTCACCAATTAAAAAGCCTTCTCGAATTTGTAAATCCAGATGGTGAAAATGATTTAGATCAACTTGAAACTGAACTAACTATTAAATTTTTTGAAGATGGGCACAGTGGCAAAGGCTATTACTTTTGGATGACCGAATATCCTGAAGAAGGTGCAATGAAGCTGGATATTGAATCGGGAGCTTAGGGATGAGTGAAAAATACAGTTTTCTATTATTGGTTATGGCTATTTTTGGAATTGCATTAGTACGAACTGGTAAATATACCGATAGTTTTGTATATGCAGTTTCAATAGCTTATCTGGTGCTTTTTGTGCTGACCCACTTCAAGCCGATCGTTATTAACAACAATGACTTTTCAGGCTCAAAAGTGAGCTTGAAAGTAAATGAAGAAAGCGGAAAGTAAGGAGGGGTGAATGGAGATTGATCGTCGTGTACGTGCTAAAGAGTTTATGATGCTAATGTCTATTGGCCGCACTAAATTCTATCGCATGATTAAGAATGGTGAAATTCCACAACCAATCAAGGTAAGTGAGAAAGAAGTGTTTTGGCACGAATCAAGTGTTAAGAAAGTTGTCGAAAAACACAAAGATAATTCTGATATGATAGCCTGCTAA